TCCATAATTTTGGGAAAATCTTCTGGCAGCTCTCCCTTTTTTACAATCATCCTATCAATATCTTCTTTTTCAATTTCAAGAAGAAGCGGACGAATTTTAAACCATGTCCGGACGGTGATAGGCTTTATTACAATACAGTCTCCGGGGTTCTTCCCTTCAGGGATAGAATCTCGGTTTGTGAAATCAAATGGAATCTTGACAGGCTGGCCCGTTACAGATTCCGATTCTTGCTGAAATAAGTTTTTTATACTCATAAATTTCATCAAGGAGCCTAGCCCGTTGTACTTCCAAGCAATATTTCCGGTTATTCGCGACTAACCCTCAATACTTTCGGCTCCATCCTCCAAATTGTTTGTTCCTGTAGGTGGATTCGAACCACCGGTCTCTACTAACAATGTAGTGCTTTAACCGACTTAGCTATACAGGAAGCCTTTTTACTCTTCAGCTCCGCCATCGACAACTGCTACGACTTCACGCATGAAGGCTGTCTGTTTCTTCCCGGCTGCCGTGATGGCCGCTTGCACATATACGCGTACAAGCAATAACTCTGCCTGTTCAGAACCAGGAGCCTGTGAAATCTTGGACATAACCTTTCCATTAACAATGGTATAGATTACTTTTTTACCGGCTTTAGGCACCGTTTCACACTGGAATGTCTTCGATATATAAGGGACATTGATTGGCTTCTTCCAGATGTTTTTACCGCCGGTTACGTCAATCTCACCACCCGCCAACTCTTTGAGTACTTCGTTAGAAGGGGTAGGAATAGAGAACTCAATATAATCTGTTGTATCTTTTACGAATTCAACAAACAAAGGTTCATCGCTCCCTTCCGTTTCAACCTTTATCTCCTTTGGGTCTGCAAAGTTGAATGCAACACTTCCTTTTGTCGGAAGAGGGAATTCTTTGAGGTCCGCCCCAGGAACACCGTCACCGACTGTTCCGAATTTAATACTGCCTACGCCCATAGCGATAGGTCTTACTTCTCCTGCCATAATTATTGTTCTATTAAAATTTCTAATCTAATATTTGTACAAGCAAAGCCCTCTTTCAAGTCCGGCATTGGAACACTCCAGAGAACTGTCACTTCTTTACATGTACCGTCATTGCTATTGATTGAATCAAGCGATTTCCTTACCTTACGCCTAAGTTCCTTCATGCGCTGACGTCGGGGCATGCCGTTTTCATTCAAAGGGACAAAGATATTGACGTTAACAGGCACTTTATTAATGAAGTCGAGCTCATTCAATTGCAGGTGATTGATAACGATATGCTCATTAGTAACACCCGCTTCTGATGCATCCTTGTAAATCACAATATCGGTACCCGCAGCGGCCACAGCATCATAAACTATATCTACAGCGTCGAATTCATCCATAATCAAATCTTGCTAAAAATTGACTTCAATGTATCTCTTAGATACTTCTCACATTGCGTATTAGCTCCTGAAACGACCTCATACCCTTTAGCTTCCACGGCTGCCGCATACTCCATTCCTGCAACACCAACCAACACATAACCGCCAGTATGAGAAAGAGAGACTTCTTCTGCAAGCCTACGACCTTTGTACTTACCAGTTGTCTTGTCAGTTCCCTTGTCGCTCTCCTTAAAGTTTTCTGTAACCACTTCTCCGTCTTTGGCTATTATATATCCGATAGAGCTTCGAAGATTGCCCGTTTGGTCTTTATATGAACCACTCCGGCGGGCTACTTCTATAAACTTCTCACCACCTGCCTGCAGGAATACAAGCATCTTATCTTCCGCTTTTCTTTGAAAGTGATTGAGCCAACGTTCTAGTGACTGTTGGTCGAAAAGAGGTGTCATACCATTTCTCATACATTAATTATTGAATGTGATTGATAAGGTTCCCAACAGATAACCGGTACATCAATACCCTTTGATTCGACTTTCAAACGCAAAAATTTACTACCGGCCGGTGGCTGCATTTTGGTATAGAAATAGCCATGTACTTGCGCTTCATCACCAGCCGAATTACGCTTGAGAACGATTCTTCCATCGCTTACCGGGTCATAACGTCCGGAGACAGATATTTCAACCGGTATTCCCGGAACCCATTCACCGTCAACAAGCCGCCCTTTAGCAGACATAGTTACTATCGCTGTATGTGGATACCGTTTTACCATCTGTTCCCTGCCCTTCCCTTGATAATGATTCGTTTCCCAAGCTTACCAGCCTTCTCCGGTTCCCCATTCTCTATATACAACTGCTTTGCAGTCTGGATATAGAAAGAACGGGGATGAGTAACAGAAAGCTTATTCTCACTGAAATCCTGTGAGTTTACCATCATGGCATACGTATCAGCAACGCAAAGACCGACTTGCTTCATGTTTTCAGCAGTACATTCCGCTTCGGGATTAATACCGCGCTTTACAAAGACTACCTTTTTCAAAAAGCCTTCCATATCCTCAATAGAGGGATATTCCAGTATTGTTTCTCTGATTGTTGCCATAATAGATGATTAATAACCCTCTTCGTCTGTTTTTTCAGTATCTTCGCCTTCCGTCCATGACTGGCCATCAGTTTTCATGATGTACATTGCATCAGGGTCATTGATTACCGGAATAGCGTTAGCTTCCGCTTTAGTCCACTCTTTGAACGGTTCCAGCTCAGACCACTTGCTGATAAAAACAAAGTCTTTTTTCAACGTGGAAGCTTTCTTCTTGTATTCAACAGAATGCTCTGCTGCAATAGGGCCATGCTGAATGTCACCACACTGCAAATCTTCCAAGAAGCAGATATTAGCAGCTTCCCATGGATTAATCGTAGTACGTTGATGAGCAGCATTCTCAATACGAACAGACGGACTTACAAGAACAATCTGGACACCTTCCGTATTCTCTTGGGCGGCAAGATACTCATTGATAACTTTCTTGGAGATAGTCAGCTTTTCTTTCTGATTAATCCAGCCCCTAACCTTTTCGATAACAGCCTTCTGCTTCTTCAATAGAGCAAATCTATCTTTGCGCATTACTACGTATTTGATAGTGACACCCTCGGCAGAAGCGGTAACTACGGTATCCTCAATATCCTGCAAGCCGTCGGCCGTTGTAGACTTAGACCAATCCACAGCAGCAACCTTCTTGTTTTCATTAGGCATACCACAGCCCACAAATTCTTCAGTAACAATACCATTGTTATTGTTTGAATTGAGGACGAATCCACCTTTAGACATCAACTGCATACACCACCATTCGAAACGACCACGAACAGCGTTATATACGAAGTCCTGGTCTTTGAACGCAAGGTCAAGAAGTGATTTCAAATCTGAATCGCCTTCACAATCACGGCTGAGTTGCTGGTATTCATTCCAATCACTTTCGTTCATACCGCGCTTTACAGCAGTCTTAGGAATATCACCTGACATCTTACCGATAACTTCACGTTTCTTTTGCGGTGCGGAAGAATCGAATGAAATAACGTCAGCGATAACCGGTGCACCTTTCTCACCTGTAAGAGTCTCCCATTTCAGAGAGTTCTTCTGCTTTACACCGAAGAAATTAGGGAAGAACACCGGCTTAACCTTACGCGAGTTAAGGCGGGCGCCCATATTCTTACGGTTCACTTGTTTAATTAAACTTCTTTCCATATATAGTTATGAATTAATGGATTACACAAAACGGATAAAGTGAAGCAACGCCTTCATCGCTTCGTCAATTGGATAAGGCATTACTGCCTCATTTACAGTACCGCGTACTAGGAGTCCGGATTGCTGGTTAGCAACTGTTACATCGACCTTGTTCATTGTGATAACTTCCGGTACATACTTGAACTTAGCGGCTTTTGCAGCAGCTTTAGCAGTTACAAGCACTAACACATCATCTACTTTCGCAGCCCCAATCGGACCGGCAAGAGTTATTGTGTCATAGGCCGGGGCGGTCTTGTCGATTGCGGAGATTACATCGGAAGCTCCAGTTAAAGCACCGCCGATTGTAACCGCTTCCCCAACTTTAAACACATGATTCTTTGCTACCTGAATAGCCACCGCATCGGCAGCAGCTACAGCCGTAACTCTTCCAGTCTTAACAATATGATAAAGACCGTTAGCGTCCTTACCCACCATAACAAGCGGAGGAAGTTCATCAATGATTCCCTTCAGTTCCGCACGAGCAATAGTTCCACCGCCCTGAATGTCCTCGATAATCTTTTCGATTCCGGGGGCATACTGAAATTCACTTTGCTTTTTTCTGAACATAGCTTTTAATTATTAATTATTATTCTTCAAGTCCAAGGCTGGCAGTCCCGTTATTAGCACCTTCCTCGTCCTCCATTAGTTCCAGCCATTCTTTTTCTGAACGTTCTTTGGGCTTGTAGGAATTAGGCTTGTAGCCACCGCCGGCGACCTCATCATCTATTACCGACTGCCTGATTTCAGCGTATTCTTCTTGCAACCCTTTAATCTGCTCTTCGATAGAAGTTTCAGAATTGACATCAATACGATTGAACCATTTATCAGGAAGCTTCGCTTCTGCAAACAGTGTTCTGGCGGACGCCTGTTTTGTAGAAGTTGTTAGTGTTGAAGCGACAGTCGAAACAGATGCGGTCAACTCGGAAATTTGCTTCTGTTGAGCTTTCAACAACTTAACAACAGAAGCAGGCAAACCTTCGAAATCTTCGTCCTCGTCTTCGTCCTCATCATCTTCTTCGGATTTTGCCGTTTTCTTTGTCTTTTTAACCGGTTTGATAGGTTTACCGTCCTTCAGACCATTATTCTTCTCGTACTCAGCGATAGCATCCTTTCTCGCTTTTTCTACTGCTGATGTATCTTCAAGGTCAGGAAGAATATTGTCCTTGAACAAGGCGACATAAGTGTCGATATCTTCTTCCTTTTCGATTTTGAATAGTTTCTGCACCTTAGCAGCGTACTTTTCGTTTACACCTGCGGCTTTCAAGCCCTTTTTAATTGCATCAATGATTGTCATAACGATTTTCTATTAAAATATAAGCCAATATAATTTTTCCATAAAATACTCACTTCTGAGAATTTGTTTGTTATTAAAAAAAATCGTATATTTGTCTCGGTGTTCACCCGAAAGGGCTTACACCCCACCTCAGGCAGATTTGATCATATCAGGTCTGCCTGTTGTATTTTAAAGTCATTCTGTATGATCTCATCTCTATGATAAGTCTTATCTTTATTACCTCTTACAATTGTCACACTTTTTATTTTACTTCTTTTTACACGGCTGTGAATAGCTGTACTGAGTTCGTTCAATGAGATATCCGATTCTATCCACAATACCACGTTATCTGCTTGTCTTGCAGCAGAACGTAGCAGATTATCTATTGAGCTTTTTGTAGCCGTCATATTCATTTTATATTCTTGTGCCACATTTAATGTCTTATTGAATGAGTCCGCGGATTTTTTATTATCAGGGTTTGCTATCAAAGCAATCTCATACCCATATTTATTCGCTAAATAGGATGCCACTTTTAAATTTTCTTCCTTCTCATTTTTACCATGAAGTGAACTGATTCGAACATTCCCATTATTAGTAGGATAAATATCAAATGTCTCATTTTTAGGTTTTACAACATTCTCTTGTTTTTCAGTTTTTTGTCTTACATGTCCCTCCTTTTCTTCTGATGTCTCATTTTCTAAAAAGTTATCCTTATACCAGAAAGTGGATTGTAGCTCGTTTTTATTCTTGGCAACAAAATCCTTTGCCGCTTGGGGAATATCCGTAATAGTCTGACCTTGCGGAACCGTATCATTCAGCAAGAAATCAGCAAAATCTTCCGGCTCCATGGTGATAGGAGTGGCAAAGCAGATACAAAAAGGATGAAAGCCTGTAAACTTGAACGTTTTCGGATATCTGCCGACCATTGCATCACATATCCTACATGGGCCACGGTTATTGCTAGAACGATGTATTTCGATACCTAGTATAAAATCCTGTTTACTCCAACGTTCATAGTCTGCACTTCGATAAGCAATGTTCGTAGTTGTTGCAGATGTCCGGAGAGCATTTTTATATGCTGAACGATAAACACCTTGTCCTGGATGATAATTCTTCATTGGTTGTGATAATACCAATTCACCTTTCTCATTCC